GAGTTTATTCACTACCACAAAAATATGGTGCAGTTGCAAAAGTATTTTTAGTTCAAGATGAACAATTAGAAGTCAATACTCAAACCATTATGAAACAAGGTAGAATTGTTAAACAACCAAACACAAGTGTGATACCTAATCCACTTGCATTAAATATGTATGTGTTGGGTTATGATGGTAAGAAAAAATTAGTTGCACTAAATGATGTTGTGAAACAAAACCTTAGAGTTTACTTATCACAATACAGAATGGTAACAGATGCAATTAATATTAAAGATGGGTATATTGTTAATATCGGTGTTAGATTTAGTATCATAACACAAAGAGGATTTAACAAGAACGAAGTATTATTAAAATGTATTGATGCTGTTAAAAAACATTTCAATACAGATAACTGGCAGATTAGTCAACCAATAGTGTTGAGTGATATTGCCTACAAGATTTCTTTAGTAGATGGTGTGGCAAGTGTTGTACCACCCGAAGACGATAATCCAAACAAACAAATAGTAGTTGTGGATAATAAGTATAGAACTGAAGATGGGTATAGTGGACACATTTACGATGTTCAATCAGCAACAAAAGATGGTATCATATATTCATCATTAGACCCAAGCATATTTGAACTAAAATTCCCTAATACAGATATTGAGGGTAGAGTAATAGGAGATGTATAGTGTATTATTTTGAATATCCAACAACAGACACAACAATTTATGAGGGTAATGTTACATCTTCAATCAATACAGGTTTAGACCAAATATTAGAAGTGGAAAAGCATGTAAACTCTTCAGGTACTACAATTAATGCTTCAAGGATTTTAATTAAATTTGATTATTCATATATTTCATCATCAGTACAAAGTGGAACAATTCCAAGTGATGCAAAATATTATTTAAATTTATATGATGCTAGTTCAGAAGAATTAGCAGTAGAACAATCTTTATTTACTTACATGGTAAGTGGAAGTTGGGCAGGTGGTACAGGCACTAAAGATAGAGACCCAGCACTAAGTGATGGTGCTAGTTGGAAGTATCGTGATAATGATACAACAAAAACTGAATGGGTTAGTGGTAGTACAACACAAGGTGGAACTTGGTTTACATCAAGTTTAGCAGCTACATACGAGGTAAGTTCATCACAAGATTTAGTTTATGAAACTCGTGATATTAGAATGGATATTAGTGATTTGGTTAAGAACCATATTTATAGTGGTTCAACATATCCAAACAATGGATTTATTGTTAAGAGACAAAACCTTGTAACATCACAGAGTATGTATAGTATCTTTGACCCAACAACTGCTACAGGTTCTGCAGAGGGTAACTCTACACCACAAGGTCAATTAAAATATTTTTCAAGAGAAACACATACAATCTATCCACCTAAGTTAGAAGTAGAATGGGATGATTCAAGTTTCGCTACTGGTAGTTTAACAGCATTGAGTTCTACTGATTTAGATAGATTAAAAATTTATTTCAATAATTTAAAACCTGAGTACAAGGAAAAATCAAAAGTAAAATTCAGATTCACTGGTCGTGAACTATATCCTACTCGTGGATTCGATACTACACCAGCAGCATTGACTGTTAAGTTTTTACCAAGTGGTAGTAGAAGTTTAGGACAGGGTACTTATTATTCTGTAAGAGATGCCGAAACCGAAGATACAATAATACCATTCGGTACAGGTTCAATTGTGAGTTGTGATTCTACAGGTAACTTCTTTAACTTATGGATGGATGGATTTCAACCAGAAAGATTTTATAGATTTGAAATCAAAGTAGTTAGTGGTAGTGGAGCAGACCAAACTTCAATGATATACGATGATGACTTCATATTTAAAGTGGTGAGATAAAATGCCTTACATTTTTAATCAAACGGCAAAAAAGAAAAGCCCATACTATGCTAAAGTAATAGAAGCAGATAAAGCAAAACAATTAAAGGCTGCCGAAGAAGCAAAAAAACGAATGGAGATAAGTGGTTCTATCGTTGATGCCACTAATCCTATAAGAGATGAAAATGGTTTTCTACTATCTTACGAATCGCCAGATAAACAAGGACAATCCATTGAAGAGGATTATCAATTAGTAAGATTACAAGTAAGACAAAACTCTGGTACAACAGATAGAGTTATTAAGTTCTTTGGTGATGATATACAATTTTTAGAAATCTTCCCAAGAGAAAATGAAGAAGAAGAAAATGGTGTAGATATAGATGCACTACAAGCAGAATTGGATGGAGAGATAGAACGAAATCAAGTACTAAATAATAGTTTAACTGATGCCATCAATGGTTTGAATAAAAAAATTGCTGAGATGAATAACACAACATCCACAGACCAAGAAAAGAAAGAAGTTAAAAAGAAAAAGAAAAAGAAAAAGAAAAAGGGTGGAAGATTAAAAAGAGCAGCAAAAAAATTAAAGAAAATATTTAGTGATGAAAGATTAAAAAGAGATATCGTACCACTTGGTATAGAGAATGGATTCAACACATATGAATTCAGATACATATGGGGTACACAAAAATATAAAGGTGTTATGGCACAAGAAGTTATGAAAACTAATCCACAGGCAGTTGATAGTATATTTGGAGTATACATGGTGGATTACGATGAAATCGGAGTGGAGTTCGGTAAATGTTAGAGTATGGTTTAACGGATAAAGATAGAGAAGAATTAGAATCACCAAGACCCGTATATAGTGGATTTGGTAGAGATAATTCTGATTACTTACATTTGTATGTTTATGATATGGAAGACAAATATGTCGATGATGATATATTTCCTGCAGGTGAAGTAAAGTTTCCAACACCAAACTTAGTTGATTTAGATGTAGGTACACATCTTCGTTCAATGGGATTAGAGATTGGTGAGTATAAAGTAAAATATCTTTTCTTAAGAAGATTGGCTGGAAAACAAGAAGATGTTTTAATTAACGAAGATAGTTTTATTCATATTGGTAAAGCACAAGTAAAAACTGTCAATGGTCGTACTCGTTATTTCACATCTGGTAAACAAAAACTTTCAGAGGGTAAATCTACAGAGTTATTACCTAAAAAATTACAATACAGAATCAAACAAATCTCACCTAATAAAAGAGAGATAAAAGTTGATTTACAAAGTATAAATAATGTTCCTTACCAAAAAGATTTTACATCTATCAACAAAGATATGGTGTACACGCCAAAAAAGAATAGAGCAAATGCTGGTAAAATAAAGTTTGATAAAACAGACCCATATGTATTACAATTCGTTACAGGTAGAAACGAAAGAGGATTTACTGATAACATGGTTGGTGGAGAAATTGTTATACCTGGTATGTACACTTACACAATCACAAGAGAAAAAATTGTAGAAAAAATAGTTGAGGATGATGTAGGCCCTAAGAGAAGATTAGATTCAGAAATAGTTAGAAAGGTTGCACGAAAAGCAATCAAAGGTGCAACACAAGGTAAACCTACACCAGTCATAGAACAGATAGCAGAAGTACCTGCACCAGATGATAGTTATCAAGATTTAGATAGGTTTGATGATTATGGTAGTGTTTGTTTTGTAGGTGATACACAAATAAAATTAAGTAACAATCGTACCTTACCAATCAAGATGATGAGACCTGGTATGAAAGTGAAAACTGAACAAGGTTTTGCAAAAGTATTAAAGGTAGTAAAAGATAACAGACCTTATGGTGATAAGTTAGTTAGGATTGGTAAACTAATCACAACAGACCATCACCCGATTAAACATCGTGGTAAGTGGTATATGGCAAATGAAGTTGGTACAGAATTTAAATCATCACCATTAGATGTTTGGAATTTAATATTAGATAAACACCACACTATATATGCTGATAATGTAGTTAGTGCTACACTTGGTAAATGGAGAAGTATGGAACACTTCTTACATCAGAGAAACCATCGTATCAATATGTTAAGATTAGCAGAAGATTTTGAAGATGGACAAGGTGGTGGTGGTGATAGTGGAACTGGTGGTGGAGCAGCAACTTCAACACCAAGTACAATCGCACCAACAAATGAATGGGTAATAAATGAACAAGTTCCAGCTGTAACAAGAGAAATAGTTGATGAGATAGTAAGGGTTCAAATACAAGATGGTATCACAGATATTGTACCTGAATTAGATGAAGAAGATACTGCACAAGAACCAGAAGTAATTTTTGAAAATACACCAATTGATTTTGTTGCTACTATTGTAGAGATACTTGATAACAATAGAGTTCGTGTAGATAAATCATATGAAATGGGTGCTACAGAATCAGAACATAGTGGTGATGATGTAAGTGGTAACTTCTTTGATGAATTTTATGTTAACTACAGAAAGAACAAAGTTTCAAGATTAAATAACTACATGGTTACTGAACATGGATATCACTTAGCAATTAGTGTTTTAGATAGTCCAAAAGATGTATTACAAACAGACCCAGGTGTTGTACCATTGGATGCGTTTTCTGATAAAACTGCTCGTTACTTTAAATTTTATAAACCATTACCTGAAGAATTAGAAGTGGGTGATTTGGCTTATTTTGTTGAAGAGAAAATGGAACCATATGAAGATAAAATAAAACTAATACCATTTGTTGAAGAAGATGATGAGTATTTATTTCTTAGAGTTCCTAACTTAAACTCTACTTCAAATCCAATAAACTTTAGAGGTACAAATTATAAAAAATATGATGACCTATTAAGTAGTGATAGTTCAACCAATGAAGAGATTATAAACTCAGTTCACTCAAGTAGTTTACTTGATGTACAATTAAATATTGATTACCAAAAACGAACTGAAAAATTATCTGCAGATGGTGAAACAACCGATTATGGATTTGGTAACTTTGTTAACTTTAGTTCGGCAGAAACAAGATTAAGAAATTTTAGAAAGAAAGTAGAATTAGTAGAGAAGTATACTTCATCTTCATTATCAATATCAAATGTTACAGGTTCTGGTGAGACACAAGCAGATTTTGATTTGAAGAAAAGACAAGTGATAAACTCATTTGGTCCATATGAAAACTTTTTATATACAGTCTCATCAAGTTATGCATCAAGTTCACTTGGTGAGTTCTATGATGCTAGTTGGCCAAAAGAAAGTTCTACTGAACCACACACACTTTATCATACATCAAGTTCTCAAGTTACCGCATGGTGGAATACTTGGATTGGTTACTCAAGAGAATATGATAGAGCAAACATGGATAGGTTAACAAATCAATTACCTGCTCATGTAAATCAAGATACACAAAACGAAGTGTTCTTAGATTTTATGGATATGGTGGGTGAACAATTTGATGAGATATGGAGTTACTTAAGACACTTCACAGATGTAAATGAAAGAGTACCTAAAGTATCAGAGGGTATCTCAAAGGATATTGTAAAAGAAATTGCAAAGAATATGGGTTTTGAAGTTAATAGTGGAAATGATTTAGTTATTCTACCAACATACTTGTTAGGAAAAGATTCAAGTGGTGCAGCATTAAATGAAACACCAAGTGAAGCATTAACAGAAGAAATATGGAAAAGAATTTTATCTAACTTACCTTTCTTTATGAAGAACAAAGGTACTGTCCGTGCTATGAAAGGATTGATGAATTGTTATGGTATACCAAGTTCATTACTAAGAGTTAGAGAATATGGTGGACCAGATTTAAATGATAGAGTAAGTTATGAAATAAAAAGGAAGTTTACATACGCATTAGATTTTAGGTCAAGTCAGTATTTACTAACGCCATGGACAAACGATAGTGTTAGTAATATAAAACCACAAACAATTGAATTTAGATTTAGAAGTCCTAAATCACAAAATCAAGTTATTGTTGAATCAGAAAATAATTGGGCAATAGAATTACTTGATAACGGAGCAACTGATAATCTTGGTAGAGTTCAGTTTAGTATTAGTGGAAGTAGTGGAAATACATTTGTAACTTCTTCTTTACTACCTGTATACAATGATGATATGTTTAGTGTGATGTTAACAAGAAAATCATCAAGTGGTGCAGATTTAACATCGGATGATGTTTCACAAGAAGTAACATATGAGTTAACTGCAAGACAATATGATGCATCAAGAGAAGTAATTGTATACTCTAACTCATCAAGTTTATCTACAACATCAAATGATATTAATGGTGCATTTACTCAAAGTGCTAACTTGTGGGTTGGTGGACATAATGATAAATTCCACAAGACAAGACTTAGTGGTTCTTTGATGGAGTTCAGATTATGGAGTGAACCTTTATCACAAAGTGTATTTGAGAATCATGTAATGGCACCAAAAGCATACAATGGTAACACAACATCTTCCATGTATGATAACTTAATATTCAGATTACCATTGGGTGAGAATAGTAATTTAGGTAGTGGAACAAACTATCAGTTAGATGATAAATCATATCAAACTAATTACTTTGCAAGTGCGAGTGCGGTTGGATATAGTGAGAATTTATTTAGAAGTATATCCGATAAAGAACAAATGAAAGTTCCAAATATTGGACCAGCAAGAAGAAACGCAACAAAGATTAGAACAGAGAACACGAAACTACTTGGTAATCTTTCTTCTAATATTAGACAAGAAGTTTCTGCACAAAGTTTTGCACCAATAGATAGTAATAAACTTGGTGTGTTCTTTTCACCAGTTGATGTGGTGAACGAAGATATTATGTATTCATTAGCAGATATAAATCTTGATAATGAAATCGGAGACCCAAGAGACCAATACAGAATAGGATATCGTGGGTTAGATAAAGTACAAAGAGATTATTGGAAAAAGTATTCTCGTAGTAATAACTTTTGGGATTACATGAGAATTATAAACTTCTTTGATAGAAGTATATTTGACCAATTATTAAAATTAGCTCCAGCAAGAGCAAACACAACATTAGGGTTATTAATAGAACCTAATATTTTAGAAAGAAGTAAAGAAGTAGTAGGTAAGATACCTGAATTTACAAATGAGTATTTTGAGAATGCAGGACACTTTGATGATGGTATACAATTAACAAGTAGATTAAGTAGTTCTACAGAACCTATACCATATCGTTTTCATGGTGAGTACACAACATATAATGGAGATGTAAATTTACACAATCTCGAAAGTGGTTCACTTGGAACATTAGG